AGCAAAGTCATCATCTTTCTGTAAGATTACTTGGTCTTGTGATTTAGGACTTCTAAATCTAAACTCAATAGTATCTGGTATAAGTCCGTCTGAACCTGCTTTCCAATTTGATTTTAGATATTGTCCAGCTTTAAAATCTAGTGCTCTTGTAAACTTTCTTTTGATTTCATAATTTACTCTTGTTCCTTTGTCTGGTCCACCATATTCTCTTACTCTCAATATCGAACTTGGAATACCATAACAATTTAGTAAACCTTTTAAAGACCTTTCAGTTCCTTTTGATTTAATAAAGAAAGGTAAGTTTGCTAATATTCTTTTCCAAATTTTTTCTGTCACTTGTTCTTGTGGTGATTCAAATAAATCTCCACCATCTTTATCTTTACCCAATAAGTATGTTGGTAAAATCATAAGGTCATTACCACTATATAAATCTAAACCAAGTGCATTAGCATAATGTATTGCAACATCTTTTGAAATACCCTCTGATAATTTATTCACTCTTACATTTAAATCTGTCAAAGATTTTGTGTATGTCCAAACTTCGTCAAATTGTTGACCAACCATATCCATAAATTCTAAGAACACATTGTTTTCGGTATCGGCGTAAATATGTTCTGGTAATGAGTTTCTCAACGAATTAGCATTACCCTGGTCATAAGTTGAAGCACTTGATATCATATTGTTATACCAAGTTGTTGCTGTCGCACTACTCACCGCCTCTAATGTATATGGTGATGATGAATTTGTTTTAGGCCAAGCAGTATCGTGAAATTGTCCTGCTGATGAAGTTGCATAAGATGAACTTTCGAAATACATATAATGTTCAAATGGGTCAAAAGAATTGATAACTCTTTGTCTTTTTCTTTCTATTTCTTGTATAGTAATTAATGAACTTGAAATACTAAGTAATGAAGAACTATCTGTGTTATGACCTTCAATTAATTCTAACTTCTTTTTAAAATTTCTTAATCTTGTCTCAGCATTTGAAAAGTGAATAAAGTTTCCAAAACCAGTATCATCTGCCTGTAAGTTTAAATCTGCTGTTGTTTTTTGGTAATCAATGTTTGGTTTAACATCAAGTAAACTACCTGACAATAACAATCTTTCTATATCTCTTGTATCGGAATCATTAGTACTTAGAAGTCCTGTGTGTGTTTTGTAATCTGTTGGTTTAAAGTTTATCGGATTATCTACTGAATTAAAGTTCGGTAGTCGTAAGAATATTCCGTCATCAATGTCATCTTCAAAAGGAACTAATCTTACATTGTCAATATAGTCTGGTAATCTTTTCTCAACAAATGAAAACTTTTCTCCAATTTCAACATCACTTGAAAGTGGTAATTTAGTTTTTAAAATTCTTTGATTTCCATCAACACCTAATGAACTATTTACAACAAGATAATATTGTGAATCTATTTTTACATAAGTCTTAAATCTATCAATATTATTTTTTACATAATTTACTTTAAAACCTTGGAAACGATTTGCAACTTGGTCCTCACCTTTATGTCCGTATAGATTTACTCCGTCATTATAAGATAAAGAAACACGAATACGATTACTATCTAATACTTCTTCAATGGTTGCTACATAATCCCTTGGTGATAAATTTGCTTGTTCTTGACTTGGATTGACAATTTCTTCATCAGCTGTTGCACCATCTTTGGTATTTACTTCACCATTTGGTTTGATAACTTTCTTTTTTATTAATTCGTCTTTTGTAAACGCTCCACCAACATTACCAAGTCCGTCAGAAGTTAAAGCTGCTTTTGTTTCATCAGTTACAAAAAATGGTTCACCAGCTTCATCTCTACCACTTTCAACGTGGTCTCTAAATTCATCTCGTAATGCTTGAATACTTGGTGGTGGATTTTTTGGGTCGAATCTCGCATCCTTAACTGGGTCAACAATCATTTTACCATCAGCACCAAATTCCTCTAATACTACTCCGTCTGGTCCAAGAACTTCCGTTACTCCGTCTGGTCTAACTAATGTTGGTGAACCTTTGTATGGTGCTCCCTCGGTATAATTATTTGGTTTAGGTTGTGGTACTGGATTAGTTCGTTTTGTAGATGTTGCTCCTCTTCTACTGGCTCTACTGGCTCCACCAACTCCACCTCTTCTATTAGTAGAATATTCTTTTGTACCTCTTGTGCTCTCAGTTCTTCTCTCTGGATTAAAACTTCTATACTTTTCTCTAGCCATTAGTATCTACCCCCTCTTCGTGTTGGTCTGGTAGACCTAGTTGGACTTATGGACCTAGTTGGTGCAATTGGTCTTGGTGTTGGTGGTGGTGGAACATCTGGAACTGGTGGTGCTGGTCTTCTAATTGGTGCACCTGCAATTGTTCTTGTTGGTCTAACTTCCACTACTGGAACACTCGGTCTTGGACGAACTATTTGAACCATAGAACGAACTGGTGCTGGTGTTCTTTTCTTTTTAGTTTTTCTCGTAATGTCAATCTGTTCATTAATTATATTTATTACTGCTTCTGGACCTGATGCTTTTGCTCGTGGTTTAAATCCAACTTTAATATTATTTCTTGCATTTCCTTTTTTAGATTTAGCTTTCCTAATATCATTTCTTTCTGGTTTCCTTTTAACAAACTTTTTCTTTTTCTTTTTTTTATCTTTTAGTGAAGTACCTAAAACTTTTTGTTGTTTAACATTAGAACTTGAAACATTTAAACTTTTTATATCATCATCTGGAATAAGAAGTTTAATGTCTTCTAATGGCGGTGGTGGTGGTGGTGGAAAGTCTTCCGGTTTAGCTCTTTCTTCATCTTTTAATATTACGAGTTCTTCTTCTTTTGAAACATCTTCATTACCCTTTGGTTCCGGAACTATTGGGTCGATAAGTTCCATATCAACTGGTAGTCCATTTACGGTTTGTGCAGGACCGGTAGGTAAACCTGGGTCATTAGGGTCTGACGAATCTCCTGTAAATAAAGTTGTTGGTCCACCAGCTACACCTGCAAATATTTTTCGTGGTGGTTTGATATCGTCAGTTCTTCTGTTTATTCCTATGAATGCTCTTCTCGCCATTTACTATCTCTGTTCGTTTGCTCTTTCTTGTAAAGCATCATCTGCTAATTGTCTTTCAACTGGGTCCGGGTCATTTCTTAATATATCGATTAATTTTTTCTTGGATACTTCACCTAAGAAATCTGTTGCTGAACCATTATCAAGTAGTCCTTGTAGTAGTGGTTCATCTTCACCATTGTCAGGAACATCAACATCACTATTGTCTGTATCTTCATCTCCGTCAATTTTGTAAAGGTTTGGAATGATGATTTGTCCACCCACCATATTTTGTGTAAACCCTCTATCTTGTGGGTCAATGTTAAACTCTAATACATATGGATTTTGTGATTCAAATTTTATTGTTCCAGCACCCCCACTATTTAGTGGACGATATTGTATTGTTTCACCCATTTCAGAAAATTCAATTTTATATTCTTCGTCCTGTATTTTTTCATCTAATTGTAACATAAACTCAGTTCTATCTGGTGATGTCTCCACAAGTTCATATTTCATATCTCTGATAAATACTTCTTCTCTTGTAGGGTTATCTGTTTCATCACCGGTAGATTTAAAAAATTTTACTTCTCCATTAACAACTTCTCTATCAACTTGTCTATCCCAAATTTCTCCTGCCTCGTCCACAAATTGTGGTCTTTCTCTACCGGCTAGTCTTCTTAAAAATTTATAAGTTACTTGATAATCTCCCTCACGAAATCCTAAATCTCGTAAGTGTTGACCAATGTTTATGTCGATAAAATCTAATCCATTATTAAAATGAATTTCATCTAATCCCATTATTTTACTAATAAGAAAATTACCTTCCATATCATAAACATATAGAACTGCAAAATCACTTGCTAAATCTCTACCCCAACTACTATAAACCTTTTCAGGATTAAAGTATTGGTTTCTTTCTTGTTGTGTAAATCCGTATTCGATAGCCATTATTTTTCATCTCGTTGATATTTAAATCCTAATTTTAACCAAATTCTTTGACCCTCGTGTGTATGATATAATTGTTTGTTGATTACATCATCATAGTGGTATCCGTTTAAATCTCTTTTTAAATCTCTAAAATTAGCTCTTGGTCTACCACTTCCACCTAGTCTTTTCTTTTTACCTTTCTTTCTAAACTTTTCTACTTTTATTTTATCTTGTCTAAACTTTACCCAACCTTCTGCATTTTTACCACCCCTTGGTCCTTCTGCTCTGAAAAATTTATTTATTAATGAGTGTAGTTTGTCAGTTGATATTTCTGGTGTGTTTGATTCTGAAAAGTATTCATTCATAACTTGAATTAAGTTATCTCGTTTTGTCATTTGAAATTCTACTTCTTCGTCAGTTGTTCCCTCAGCATCATCGCTATCATCTTCATCGTCCTCTGATTCTGGTTGAAAGTAGTATGTAAACTCAGTATCCATTTCTCCCTCAAAAAAGTATTGAGAGTTTTCTAAACGAACTTCCTCAAATTGTTCCTCTAATGCGATACCCGCTTCTTCAGATTCAAACGATACTAAAAATCCATCATCATCTCTTAATGGTGCATTGGCATCAACCGAACCTGAAATTTGTTGTTGTTGTTTTAAAAACTCAACTGCTCTTTGATATTCTAATTCAGCACCATTTAAAATATTACTATATAGTTCTGATTTTTTTGCTGCTTCACTTGGTAAATAAGGCATTATCTCACCACTCTAAAATCATAGTTATCATCATAGAAATTTATTTGTTCATCTGTTGTTCCACTACCACTAACAACTTTAAATCCAAATCTGTAATTTCTTTCTGCTTGTAGTCCGTTCATTTGAACTCGGAAGAAATTACCTGTTGAATCACAACTAACTTTTGAACCTGTTCCATAAGGTATAATTACTTCTTCTGTATCTGCGTCTTTTACTTCATAGAATACTGAAGCGCTTGGTAAATATTTAATTGTTAGTTCTGCTGGTGTAGTGTCAAATGCAGTCGTTGGATATAATTCTCTACCAACAATTCTAAATTTGACAATTGAATTTTCTTTATATTCTTGTCTTAAATTTTGAAAATATATTTTTAGTCTTTCTAAATCTGTTGTTGTTAATGGTGATAAACTTCCTGTTGAAAAAGAACTATCGTCCCAAACTACTTCTAACTTAGGTGGATAGATTGTGTGTGTATCACGAGAAAAATATTTTAGATTTCCCAATCTTGAACTATCACCCTCTTGTCCTGTGTTGAAATCAAACATTGACGAACTTGGGTGGTCTCCGTGAGAACCACTATCTTCTCTTTTAATTATAAATCCATTGTTAGGATAATCGGAAGATGAGTATATAAAGTTGTTTACCAAGTCAGTTACATTTGCTCTAACATCTCGTCTATCAAATGTTATATCATAAGAAGTTGATACTTCATATTGACCTGAACTTGCAGTAAACCAAGCACCCCCGTCAGTCAATACTGAACCCGTTACCCAAGGTGTTTTTGCTTGGTGGTCTCTATATTGATAAGTAGCTCCGTCATCTGTTACTGGGTCGTGGTCAAGTTTTCCTGTTCCTTGTTTCCAACTACCACTAACCATATAAATATGAAGTGGTTGTTCTGCTTCAACTTCTTCAGAAGTTGCGTCATATAAATTTAAATAATACTTTGCAGTAGAAGGTATTTTTCCGTCCTGTATTGATTGTGAAATATAAGTTAAATCAAAGTCAATCAATACTCTGGATACATTTCCTACCGTACCATTATTATTTACAACTTTATTAATTTCTAATATTTCATCTAAACCTGTATTTCTTGATGCGGTTGTTCCACCTGAATAAAGTGTTGTATCTCTTTTACCGAATTCAAAATAATGCATTATCTATCTCCTACTACTCTACCCTCGATATCATTATCAGGGAATTTAAGTTCAAATATACTTGGGTCTAATGAAGTATATATAATTCCATTTTTACTTGCAGAATTTATGTCATACACATTACCACTATATCCATCACTTGCTGAATGTTTATTTTCAATTAGAATTAAATCATTGTTTGGATTGTTAGTTTGTGGTGGAACTAATGATACCACGCCTTCACAAGTAGAAATTTGATATGCTAAATCACTCAACACAATTGGTTGATTTATCTGCCACTTTTCAATTTGGAAAAAGTCTTTTACTTTTTGTATTGTTCTAAGTAAAACATCATTTTTATTATATCCTCGTTTTGTGATAATATCATACTTTACACAAATGTTGATGACATATCCGTCTTTAATGTTTATAGCATCTGTTAAAACTCTATATTGTGAAAGATATGTTTTTAAATTTTGCTTTACTGCTTGATTTATTCTAGTTAAGTTTTTATTTGAATCATATCCTAACAAGTACATATTCAATGCGAGTGGATTAAGAACTTCTTCTGTTCCCCTGGTATCAACTACCTGTCCGTCAATAACTTGTAATTGTCCAACCGCTTCTAATTGTTCATCTTGAACAATATATGCTTTTGCTATGTTTCCGTATTTGTGTGGTAATGAATAAACTCTTGTAATGTAGTCAGCTTTCGTAACCGCTCTGTTTTGTGCATTGAAGTAAGCTGCTGCATTTTGTTTTATTTCTGTAATGGTTTCTATTGAAGCACCACCTGATGCTGGGTCTTCATTGTTTACCACAAGACTTGATTCAACCTCTGCTAATGTTGCAGTATTTAAACCTGTTGTTGTATTTGTATAAGTCAATCTATTAAATGATTGAATAGTGTTTGTAGGAACATTATGTTCTACTGCTCCACCATAATTATATCTTACTGTTAGTGTTGTATTACTTGGTGCTAATCCAAATGTTTGAGTTTTTAAGAAATTACTTGGGTCAAAACTATCATCTAATTTTGAAATACCAAAACCTAATCTTGAACCTACATTATCTGGATTTGGAATTATTTCTTCATCAGCATTATCACTAACACCTGAACCAAATCTTAATTCCATTTTATTATCATCACGAACTCTTGTTGTAAATCTTCTAGCTGTCTTGATAAGTTTTAATAAATAAGGTGTATCATTTTTAAACTCTGCTAACTCTGGGTCGTTGAGTGTTGAATTTTCCTCATCTTCAAAAACTGTATCTTGTGCTAAAAATGGAACTTCATAGTATTTGTTATCTTGACTATCAATTACTTCTATAATAGATGTAACTTTATCACTTGACAAAACAATCTTATCAAATTCTTTTGCGTTTGTAAATGCAAATGTTTCTTCTTCTCTCTTACCTGATTGTGCCATACCTTTTTTAGTAAGTCTAAAGTTAGTAGGAACATTTCCTGTCGTTGGTTGTAATGCTACAACATTCATAGTATCTAATGAACTGGATACTTTAAAATCAACATCATCTAATATAGTAAACTCTGTTCCGTTATTTGATAATACGGTAGAGTTTGATTCAATTTTTCCTGCAAAATTTAAGTCAGGGACATATTCTCCGTCATCATCTGTTGTTGCTGGAACATCAATACTAAAAGTTAATTCCACCATAGCAGGTGATGCTAATCTCGGTTTATATCCATATGATTGTGCTATCGATAGAACATTTTTTCTTTCTTCTGAAAATTGTAAAAGTGTTTCTCTAAATTGATTATCAACATAATAATTTAATGTATCCCCAACATAAGCAGCCATTTCAACAAACATCATACCTGGTGATGCTTCATTGAAATCGTTGTATTGATTTGGGAAATAAGTTTTTGCAAACTCAATTAGATTTTCTCTAATGTCTGTAAAATCTCTACCAAGATAATTTACTTCTTTTTTTAATGTTTTTTTATTTGTTCCGTAGTCGGACATTATTATTCTCCAATTCTAAAGTCAAAGTTTAACACTTCAATATCCTCTGGATTCAAAGGAACTGAAAACTCAACCTGTACATTTACTTGATTACTTTCTTGTATTGTAAATACATTAATGATATTGATATACGATAGGTATCTATCCACCGATGTTCTAATAGTGCTTTCTATATCTTCAGATATATTTTCTCTTTGTTCAAAAACAAGATTTTTTAAATTAGAACCAAAGTCAGGTTGAAATATTCTTTCACCTGGTGTGGTCAACAATAAGTTTCTAAGATTTGCCTTTGATTGTTCTAATACGGTTTTTGTTTTATAGAAAAATCCCTCTGGACTATAATCCAATGGAAATCTTATTCCAACATACTTGTCGTCATTTCTGTCTATTTCTCTTACACTTCTAGCCATTATGGTCTGTAATTACCTTCGCCTTTTTTCTTTTTATCCATCGCTTTCATCAAACCAGAATAATCACGAGTTAGTGCGTTCTGTACATCTTCAGGAACTGCGTCTACTGAAACACCTGCTTTCTTGATTGAATCAACTGCTGCCATTTCTCTCGCTCTTTCTTTATTCTGTCCTCTACCTAAATCTCCGTATCCTAAGACATCTGCCATATTATCACTACCTAATACTCCACCACCCAATGTTGGATATTCATCGTCCATTGTTCCTAATGGTTTGGTTTGATTCAATACTTCATTTAACGCTGTGTTTTTTGTGTATTGTTTTTTAGGTTTATTGATAACCTTTTTAGGTTTAGGTTGTGAAATCGTTTCTGCTAATTTGATTTCTTTTTCTTCATTAATAAATATCTCACTCAGTTGTTTTTTGACTTCTTTGCGAACAACTAATTCAATAATATTTCTTAATTTATTTTTGTTCATTTTTAACTCCTTGCTTTAAATATATTTTGATATGACCTAGCTTGGTCTGCCATACCTATATTACCACTAATGCCTGAAACTTGGTTTTCGAAACCACTCAATCCACCATTACTAATATATCTTCCTAATTCTTCATCACTTGGGTTATCACCAAGAACACTCTTTAAATCCCCTACACCATCAAAACTATCAAAACTTCCGTCAGCTAATAATCCACTTACGGCTGCTGCACTTGGTGGAACCGTTGATATAGCACTTTGTAGTTGAGATGCTTTTTGTAATTGTTCTGATGCTGTTTTTTCTAATTCTTCTAATTTTTTAATTTGTTCGTCTGTGATGTTTGACACATCATCAATGATACCACTAAATCCTGCCGGTATAGGTAATACTGCTTTTATCTCTTCGATTGTTTTTGTTTCCAATCTTGTCAAACTTAAAAACTCTAAACCGACAATCGCTTGTATAAATGCTTCTGCTCCTTTTAAACCTTTCATAATTTCTTTAACACCTAAAGGTATGGTAAATGGATTTACTAATTTAGGAACACCTAACAACATACCTTTAAAAAAGTCTGATATACCAAACATCATTTTTAAAAATCCCATCATCTCTAATTGTGGAAATGGTATTCCGTCTTTTGTTGTAGTTAATATCGTTCCACCATTTTTAACATCCATATCTATTGTGCTACTTCTAGGTCTTAATCTAATTACTCGTTTAGCGTCTAAAAGTATATCTCCGTCATCTGAATCAATCAAGACATTTCCTTTTGATGTCATTGCTATACCCTCATATTCATCAGTTGAATTTATCTCTACTCTACCAGAATTTAAAGTTATCGTGGGTGGTAGAAAATCTTCTTCCTGTGGTCTTGAAAAAATTGAGTCTACTCTTGGTGTAAACAATAGTCTGGGTTTATACCCAAGTTCAATATTCATCTCATCATTATTGTTAATCGTGATTTGACCCTCACTTCTTTCATCACTACCAAGTGAAATATGATTGTTAAATCTACCTTGTATTAATGTTGAACCTTCTTCAAAAGCTTTAGATATTGGATTGACATCACGTTTAAATTTACCAAATAATTTTAAAAGACCTCTTGGTTCTTTTTTTACACCCGGTGCAATTACTTTATCACTTTCACCAACTGATTGTGGATTGACTGAAATATTACTATCACTTAGTCTTGCTAAATAATAACTTTCCCCTTTATAGTCAAACCCCAACCATAACTCACCAACCATAGGATATTGAATAATATTAGAGTTAGCTGGTTTGTATGAATTAACTTCTACATCTCCGTGTTGTGAATAAACATATCTACCGATAACTTCCTGTTGTAGTAAATCAGCATCACTTTTAACTTCCAGAACTTCAAACACTTCTAATGTAGCATTTGTTCTACCCTCTGGAACTTCCACGTGAATTTTTTTTAATATGGAACGCAGTTCACTTTTTCTAACTGGACCATCGCCTTGAACATATATGTTCTCAAGTGGTTTTGCCACTATGTCAGCCATCTAATTTTCCTTACTGATTGAATTTTCTATTTCGTCTTTTTTGATTTGTAACTCTTGAACATCAGACTCTATTGCATCCATAAGTTGTTTCTTTTCATTTTCAGATAAACCAAACTCATCTCCACTATCCGATACTCTCTTTTCTGCTGCTGTAATTCTTTGAACGATTGTTGCTAACTTAACAAGTTGTTCATCGTTCTTGACATTGATTTCTAAATACTCTTTTAACATAGGGATAATCTGAACGGCTGTATCTCCGTCCTTGATAAATCCCACAACCTCTTTCATCAATACTTCTAATTGTGTTTTATTGGTTTTGGAATTATCGTATATGTCCTTAAAGACATCTGATAAGGTTTTTCCTTTGAATATTTCGTAATCGTTCGCCATAGTTTTTACCTAACAATAAATAGTTAAATGTTAAAAAATAGGAATATATATTTATATACCAGTTTATTTTTTTGATTTTACTATATAGTTATTATACGAAATCGGTTTCAAGACCGATTTTTGTTCATTTAAAGGGGGAAACTAAAATGAAAGACACAATCAAAATGATTATGGACGCAGTAGGTGGAATTAAAGACTTACTACTTCACATAATCGGCTTAGGTGTTCTCGTACAATTAGTATTTGTAGGGGGATTCTTAGGTATTGACATTGTTGGTAATTTGATTAGTTTAGTGAATCTAATTGGTAATGCAGGATTTGCTGGATTTATATCACTAATCGTGATACTCGGATTACTCAACAAATAAAGGTGGATTAAAAAAGGGGAATAGAAATATTCCCCTTTTTGTTTTTAGATGTTTCGGACATCAAGTCCAAATTTCATCCACATCATTTCGTTATGTATGATGTAGTCTAATGAAATTAACTTCATTCTTACTCCTAACTCGACCTGAGTTTAGTATGTTTCCATTCAATAATGGTCTATACCATTGACAATGCTCGATGTTGGTTTATATTAAATCTTCTACTGATATTACCTCAACTTTATTACAAGGTTTACAACTAACAAAAGTATTTTCTTTTGTCGTTACTCCACCTCGTTCAATTCCGTCTGAGTGTGGAATTATATGTGCTTTGATTGCTTTGTGTAAAGGTAATTTTTTCCCACAACGCTGACACTTCTTTCCACACTCAAACCAAAGTTCTTCAAACTCTTTATCAGAGATAACTCTTCGTTTGTCTACTCGTCTTATGAATGACATTATTTTTCTTTTAACATCTTTGTTAGTTCTTGAATAAGTGTATCTCTTCTGAACTCTACATCGGTAGAACTTGAACCAAGTCTTGTCTTTTGTCCGTATGCTGTTTCTGTTATACCAATGGCTTTGTTCGCTTCAGTTTGCTTACATAACTCAATGTGTTTGTCAAAAAACCACTCTCCAAACTCATCGTCCCAATCTACTTTAATATCTTTGTTATCAAGAACATACTTGATAACCATAGCTAAATTTAAAAGAATACTTGAAGTATGATACTTCCAATGTGTAGTTTCGTTCTCGATTACTTTGAACATAATATCAAGAACCCTTTTAACTTTTTTGTCATCTTTAAATTCCATTTTGTAAGCTGTTGAGTTATACATTTCGTTTAATGATTTATTATTAAATCCATTTACATAAGCGATACCATTGACCACGGAAACAATTTTTGCCAATAGTTCATCTTGAACCATTTTCTTAAAGGTCATACGAATATA